CCCTTCCAATTGCAAATCTATGGGTTCGCCATCAACTTCGCTCCATCGGAAACCTCAATGCGATCCACGCGGAACACACTCGCGTTCTCCATGTTCGGGTGCCGATGCCGGATGTGCCCCCTGGGTGTCTCCGTATTCGGATCCCTATCCCTGTGCAAGAATATGCTTCACAACTGGATGACCTTGATGCTTGGAAATCTCCGACCAAGCAAGATATTCGCGAAACACTCGTTCATTGACAGAGAAGGGGAACTTAGGGTAACAATTTTTCAGCTCTTGGAATGCATTGACCTGATCATGTGCATTGTTCTGCCGCAGAAACCCTAGAATCTGATCCAGCTTGTTCTTCTTTTGCTCCTCAGGAAGGGCCTTGAAGTTCGTGTAGAATGTATCCATTACTTGGCATCGTGTCTCCGGTTAAAATGGATTTGCGAAACGGAGAATATCTATCATCTTGCCAAGATGGAGCACCTCTACGTTCTTCGCCTCACGTGCAACAAGTGGTTTATCGGCAAGTCCAAGGATGTTCCCCACACATGTGCCTACTACGACTGCGGCTTCGGTCCGCAGTGGATCCGCACCTACAATGTCATTGAGGTCGCTGAGGTGCGGCCTCTCAAGGGACCCGACGATGTGAAGGAGACAACTCTCAAGTGGATGAAGAAGTATGGCATCGACAGCGTGCGGAATGTCGGGTGCGATGGCATGAAGCTGGACGATGATGAGGAGATCGCCATCCGGTTCCTGCTCCACGCTCCTCCGGATGCGTGCGTCAACTGCCACGCGACGGGACACACGCACGAGGAGTGCAAGCACGAGAAGAACACAAGTTGGGCCTGCCAGTGGTGTGTGTCGGACTACCCGAACCGCTACGCCTGCGAGCAGCACGAGAAGGGATGCCGTCCTCCTGCTGCGGAGTTGCCGCCTCCGAAGAACTGGTGCAGTCGCTGCGGCCGGACAGAGCACACGGCAGCCAGGTGCTACGAGGTCAAGCACGCCGAGGGTTGGTGGATCCGGTGAAAAACGGATGCCAGCACAGACAGAACAACAATTTTTCATCTTGAGAAATGGCATATCTTCACGCATCCCTTAGTGCAAATGGCGGAACCGGCATCCAACATGGGGAGAAGCACCAGATTTGGTGCATTCCATTCAAGCTCTTCAACACACTTCCTATCAAGAAATGGAAGTTCAATCGGGATCCTGACCCGGACCGGGTGGCTGAGATCCAAACCCACATAAAGACGTCAAAGCGAGTGGATGGCGTTATCCAGCTAGCAGTAGTGAACAATGAGATGGTCTGTTACGAGTCCAACCACCGCCGAGAGGCTCTGAAGGGAGTTGACGAATGTGCAGACATTCTGGTGGACATTATGTGGGAGGCAACGGATGATATTCTCAAGGAGGAGTTCTTCCGCCTGAACAAGGCCGTGTCGGTCTCCGAGCTCTACCTTGGAAAGGAGCCAATTGCAAGGACCGTCGATCTGATTGCGGCCCGAGATGCATTCTGCAAGAAATACGCGGTGCTCAAGTCCACTAGCCAGAACCCTCACCGACCCGCCTTCAATCCGGAGAGCATTCTGAACGATCTTCTTGAGATCACGACGAAGAATCAGCTGACCGTAGATGACGCAATGACAAAAATTGATGCTCTGAATGAGAAGATGTCTCGTCGCGATCGCAGGAAGCTGAAGCCTGCTGTCATTGACAAGTGCGAGAAGTCAGGACTATGGCTATTCGCATGGGACCGGCACATCAACCCACTGGAAGTTGTGTAAAACGGATGCGAGCACAGACAGAAACCAATTTTTACATTCAAGATGTCTGCCATTGATATTGAACTTGCCACCCTGCACGCCCGCATCGCCAAGCTTGAGGAAGCTAAGAAGATCCCATTACCTCCTAAGCCCACGATTGAGAAACTCATCGAAGATAAGAAGCGGGTAATCGAGAATAGCTATCGACGAAAGAATATGAGTGACGTTACCGTAGCGGGTATCAATAAGTGCCACTCGGATGTTGAAATGCTTGAGACCATCCTAGATAGCCTGAACCGCATCAACGCTCGGCTGGACGCACTTGAGAGCAAGTAACTAATCAATCTCAGCAAACTCGTCCTCGCGTAGTTGTGTGGAGGTCATTGCGGCATCAAACGAGACACCGACGGTGGTAAGAATGCGGACCAGTAAACTTTTTGCTAGATTGTGTGCCTTGCGTTGAACTTCTGGAGGAGCCTTAGACTCCACAAGAAGTGCATGGTTGCGAGTTGCGGTGAGCCAGCGGTTGAGAAGAGAAGGATCGTAATTCATCTTGACGGTGAGGTCTTGTCACTAAGACAAAACGGATCCATTTTGAACTGGAGAGGAGGAGAGTACCTCAAGACAAAATGCCGATCCTCTCCGAGTCCGATCTTGCCGAGATGTACGCCGCCTACCTCCAGTCTGTCAAGCGTATTCATCTCGATACCTGCAAGGACATCCTCCTAATCCGCGTGATGAGCGGCATTCCTCCAAACCTCAAGGACCGGTTCCTCACAGCAATCCGCACAGCGACCTGTGAGCACGACATCTCAATCATACTGCCCACGAGCTTTGACGCCGACGAGCGTATCTACTACCAGAGTCGGTCAGTGAGTGTCAACGAGATCTTCACCGACACCTACGTGCTTACCGAGATTGGCATCAAGATCGGACCCCACATCTCAGTGAGCACCTGGCGGCAGGATCACCGGATCTGGCTGCGTCTGGACTACTACCCGCCGATCATGAACCCGGAGGATCTGGACGACGAGGTGGACCCAGACATGCCTCCCCTGGAGGTCTAAAAACGGAACCAACGAATCATTTACTTACCTTTTTCAATGGAGACCCCTCGGCCCATTCTGGATCTTGACAACTTGGAGGAATATCCTTGGCCTGAAATTGATTGGTCAGAGATGAGATCAGAACCACTTGAATGGTATGTCAACTCCTACCGAATTCTTCAGAAGCACCTGATGATCACCTACAAGGATTTGATCGGCGATGATGATCCGAAGGACCCTGATCCGTATGCAAAGTACTACGTGTTCTACTGTTTGAGGTAAAATGGATTTATAAAGCCTCAGATACTGAGACTGTGTCGTTAAGATGGTCTCCAATCATCGTAAGTCTGCCCTCAACGGCCGTCCGCGCCCGCATCGCCTCTCTCGCACGTATCTAACGCGTCCTACAGTCTTCAAGAACTATCGTAAGGGGTTCAGGGTGTATAAGGTCGGCATTACCGCACAGACAGAGATTACAATGAACAAGTACTTTGAGAAGCGAGGATATGGAACCGGATCAAAGGTGTTGTTCACACGCGAGCATCCTCATTTAGATCTGAAGGGAATTGAGACAGAAATCGAGAAGAAGCTTCTCAACAGGCTTAAGAGCTCCTTCTCGCTTGTCCCGAGAAAGAAGGAGCATTTCTTAGTACCCAACTCGAGGCGTCGTGAGTTCAAGAAGCTGGCAAAGAAGTTCATGTAAATATCAGAGTTTACGCCAGTCCAAGAAACTCACGTCCAAGCTTTGAGCCAACAAACATCAGTCCAGTTCCGACGAGTGCGATCGTTGAATGCTGCGGCATAGACCGAAACAGCAGAACGTGCGACACAACCAGAACCACGACACCGGCCCAGAACATAAGTACGTAGAAGTCCATTTATTACTTTGCTACAGACAAAGATGGCGGTCAAGTCTGCAGGTCTGAAGTTCAAGTATTCGTTATACTCCACTCTTGCCTTTTTCCTTGTTGCCAATCCGGTGACGTTTCGCTTCATGAACTCGTTGATCTCGGGTATCGCGAACAACGGGTGCCCTACGGCGTTTGGGTTTGTGCTCCACACTCTGGTCTTCTTTGGTGTGCTCTACGGCTTGATGAGTCTGCCTCCCGATCAGGAGTGACGACGGCGAGTTTTCCGCGAGCGACGCGATCGCCGTCCTCCAGCCGGTGCCGTAGCGTCAAACTCACTTCTGAGTGCTTCGTATTTAGCCTTGGCAGCAAGATACGCCTCCTTTGCCTTAACGTAGGCAGTGCCCGCGTCCATCATTCTCTGTTTCAGGTCGTCCATTTACTTATGGCTGCGACGAGTTTTGCGGTGACGACGCTTGGACTTCTTGGTGCGACGACCAGCCCGGGGTGCCAGCGATATACCGCTGTCTTGCTTCAGTTTATCCATCTGTGCATTGGTTGATCCCTTCTTATTGGTGATGAACGATCCTATCACGGACTCTACGTCCTCGGGGAGATTCTTCAATGTTCCCAGTCGCTTAACACGTGTGAGGTCGCGACCCCTTTGTATTGCGTCCTGAACGTAGTAATGCTCCCGTCCAAACTCCAACCCACCTGGCTGGTCCACCCCACTGCTACTCTTAACGTCCCTAAACCTAGTGTATAGTCCCCTTCGGGACACAAAGACACCCGTGTAGGGTGAGTCGACGTCGTATCCCAGGTCACCGTCTTCATACTCACTGATGATCGTATATTTCAGTCCCGGAACAAGACTCGTGTAGGGGATCTCCTCTGCCATTACTTATGGCTGCGACGAGTTTTCCGCGAGCGACGGCCTCCGCGAGGACGAGGTGCTTGTGCACCGCTTTCTGCACGCGGGCCAGGAACGACCGGGCGTGGAATGTTGATCGTCAACCGAGGCTCTCCACCGGGCGGTGGAATTCCACCCCGCTGTCTGCGACGACGGGTCTTGCGACGACCAGCAGATTGGCACGGTACTTCCTTGACCCAATCCGGTGCGGTTCCATATGTACCCCGCGGCTGTTCGGCGCCTTCCGACTTTCCTTTCTCAAACGTATGAATCATGGTGTAATGCCGACCTTCCCCGTCGTAGTTAAAAATCTGGCTACTGATGTATTTGCCCATATAAACCGGTCCACTCTTGTCCAGATCCGGATCCTCACGTGTATAACACTTGGTTGTATCCAGCTTCACCATTTTATCTATGGCTGCGACGAGTTTTACGCGCGCGCGAAGAACGACGGGTTTTACGGCGACGACCACCCTGCTTCAGCGCTGCCGTTGCACGCTTGACCTCATCACGACTCTCCTTCAGAATTGCAACCGACTGCACGTCACCCTCGAGAATACGAAAGGTGTCCGCCATCGTGTCCTCCAGGCTATCAAGAGCCGACTTTACCTTCTCCTTCGGAAGAGGTCTCTCATCCATCGCATCTCCAAGGGTATCGATCGCACTCCGAAGCTTCTTACGAGCTGCATCTTCAGTCGACATTTATACTAGACTACGACAAGTTTTATATTACCGGCGGGAGACCCAGCGCCCTTCTCTTCTCAAGCTCCTTGACCACGGCCCGCTCACGCTTACGTTGAGCCTTCTCCTCGTCAGTCATCTTCGCCTTGCGGGTTGTCTTCTTAGGCTCAGCAGCCGGTTTGGCCTTGGCGGTCTTTGCGGCGTTCAGCTTCTCCTTGAGACTCTTGATCTCCGCCTCAAGTGTCTCAATCTTCTTTCCAAAGCCCGTGGCCGACTTGCAGAACTCATCAACCTTTGTACGCAGAGACATTTACTTATGACGGCGACGAGATTTACGGGGACCGAGGCCCCTTGTGGGCCGTGCACGACGACTCCGAGTGCGGCCTTTTCCGAAGCGTTTCTGGGCTTCAAGGTAGTCTGTGGCTCCCGGCATAGCACGCAGCTCCCCCATAGCGACATCCTTTGCAGGGAGCTTCTGTTTCCTCAGGTCACCTTGTTGTTTCTCAAATGCGAGATTGTCGATATAAATGAACGTTCCGATAGGTTTTCCGTTCATAATCATTGGCGTATCCGAGTAAAACATACCACCTCCGAGATTCTTCCCTGGCGCTATCCTGCCCTGATACCAGACATCATCAAGCTTTAGTTCAACCCGCTCGTCAGTTACAAAGCCTGCCATTACTTACGGCTGCGACGAGTTTTACGCGCACGGCGGTTGGACTTCTTTGTTTGCCGGCGGCGACGCCGTCCAGCCTTAGGTTCGAGATGTGCAATGTAATAGGTTACTTTTTTGATCGGTTGGCGTGTCATTGGATTCAGCTTGGGCTCCTTCAGTGTCTTGAGCACTTCACTTGGGTAATATCGTCCGTATGTAAACTCATCGTGAAAATCAGCCATTTCCATACCCTCGGTGATCTCCATCTGATTCACAACGTCAACCGACCCAGCGGGGATCGTACGTCTTTCTAGCTCATAGATATTAGGAGGGGCACCGTTGACAAGTTCATAATAGAAATGATCGCCACCAAACGTCATCTCTCCCCGATTCGTTCCATGTACGTCTGTGACGTCCGTGAACGTGCACACTATACGAGCTCTGGACTGAAATACACCCATATAGGGTGAGTCGGGGTCATATCCTTCATCCTCTGGCTCAGGGGCTCCAAAGATTGCATACCTTGTACCCGGGACAAGTTCGTCGTATTCAACGTCATCCATTTACTTAAACGCTCTGAATAAATTCCCAGTTGAGGTAGTCGCAGATCTTCTTCCAGATCTGATCGTGAGCGATCAGGCGGTCCCGGGACTTCAGCAATGGAAAGAACACCTTATACTCGTCCAGGTCCAGCAGCTCAAAGAACTTATACAAGATATACGAATACGACAAGAAGTTCGTGCGGTCGTTGGGACAATACAGCAAGAACGGTGCTTGGATCTCCTGGAACATTGCCCGGACCTTTTCCTCTATCTCAGGGGTGATGGTCGGGGGCGGATTTCCATTCAACCGGCTCAGAATGTGAGCACGGTGCTCGTAGTATTTGGACCGTCCCAGCTTCTTCAGGATCTGGCGGGTGTCCTCCTCCGACAGGTCTGCAATATTGTCAATCCGACGCTTGCGGATCTCCAGAATGACCTCGTTCATGACCTCCTCCGGAATGATGGTGGATTCCTTGGCCTGGAACTGGTTGAGAATCTCGTTGAGGTGATTGATCTTCTTGTAGGCGTAATTGTTCCGCTCCTTCGGCGGATCACGGAAGCTCGGAAAGTCCGAGACAACCAACGCATACTCCTCGGATCCGCAGCTGGGGCAGACCAGAATTCCCTCTGAACTAATCTCCTCGCGAGCCACATTGCACGCAGAACAGTGCTCGGTCAGCAACTGGGTCGCATCGGGCCCGTTGCTCAACTTCATGCGAGACACATACTCGTCAAAGATCTGCTTCTTAGACAATCCATCCGAGGCGGGCGGATTCGCGACAAAGAATTTCAGGAATGTATTTGCATCTTTGGGTAGAGGAGCGGGCTGAGACGCCGACGTGGTCGTGTCCTTGCCGTAATAGTCAAGTAAGATGTCCATGTTTTTCATGTAATACTCCTCCACGGGATTGACCCGTGCAAGTTCCTGTTCAATCTCGCGAATCTGTGAATCCACCTGCGAACACTTCACAATCTCAGTCAGCTCTGTGGCCGCACTGAGTGCCTCACGCTGTCTTCGGAGTTCCGTCAGTTTGGCCTGAAGTTCATCCTGCTTCTTACCCGAATCACGTAGAGACTGCACTTGATCCTGATGCACTGAGTCCAGAGTCCCCATCGACGATCCGCTCGCTCCCGGATCCCGGGTCTTTCGTATCCTGAAGACGTCCATTTGTGAACTCTTCAGTTTGCTTCCTGAAGACCTGATTCGTAAACATGCATGGCCGTTGGCGTTTCAGTGACACCATCAGCTTTTCATACGGCATCCCGAACTTCTGAACTACATACGTCAGGGTCAGGAATGCGGAGCGATTAATCCCACACTGACAGTGGACAAACACTGTCCCGTTCCCTTCCCGGAGAAAGCGGGACAGGGTCTCTTCAAACGCTTGATACCACGTCAGAATGTTGACGTCAGCTGCATCCACTGCATTGAGGCACACGTAGCGATCTGGATACGCTTTCCGAAACCACTCGGGAGAGTGCATGGGAAAGGCACAGTTGATCACATGAGTAATGCTATAACGACGAAAAAATGAAGGTGTGAGCATCTCACCGGCACCCACGAGGATCCGCGGGTAGAACCATGCCGGTGGCTCACTCAGATACCTCGGCCGGAGGAACTGCATACTACTAGGAGGCGACAACTGTTTAACTACCAGGACGTCTCCTTCTCATACCGCCTCTGCAGCAGGGCCTCATCTGCAATGGGCATTGGCTGTGTTGGCTGGGGAACAATAAACTCCAGATAGATCTGGATGTTCTTCCCACAGATTTCATAGTAGGACTGCACGTGACGCCCACATGCAGTGGAGAGCTTCTCTAGCGTATTGTACTCGTTGATGATGTCCTCCACACGGAACGTCCTATCCTTGAACGTTTGGGTTGTGTGCAGATCACACAGCATGAAGGTCGTGCGACGCTTGTCGTAAACTGCCTTGGAGAACCGATCCTTGAGGTTCGCGTTTGCGGCAGCCTCCACCAGCTGCGTGAGCAAATAGTCGGAATACTTGGTATCGTTGACGCTACGGGTCTTTGCAGAGTTGATGATGAAGACAACATCAGCGTCGGAAAGAATAGTTGCAGAGAAGGATGACATTTGAGATAGGATTGATTGGTATGCCTAAGCGGCATTCGTTTTAGTCCGCCGCCTAACCCAGAAAACTCAGCAGGAAGACGTTGAGCAGGTGAGACACCACCACGGCAGCCGCACCCAGCACGCCAGCACCCTGCCAGGACACCACTCCACCCGACGTGTAGGCGTTGGGGATGTAACGGAGCAGCAGGTCACGAGGAGCCGAGAGAGACAGGAGGACGGTGGACAGGAAGAAGGACACATACAGAGTCAGGTTGGCCCACATCATCCGCATCATCGGCAGGGACGGCTTGAACGAGGGGGCCATCTGCGTGCGGGCAACGTGATCAGATCCCGAGACACCCGCCATCGGCGGCATGGACTGAGGGAGGCCAGGCGAGGGCAGGAGGGCGTCAAGCGAAGTCTGGTCCTCCATTGTTTATGAAGGAGACGGGATTTCACAGGTGGCATCTTCCACGCGATACTTGTAGCATTTTCCATCCACCTTCACAGTTTTAGAATCCACGTCCTCCAAGGGAATGCCCAGAACCCGATAGGTGTCATAGGTCCGGTGAAAGAGCAAGGCGGAGATGCCCAGTCCAATGACGAAGGAGAAGAAGGGGCTTGCACGATGAATGGCTTTTGTGAAGTCCAGCATTACTTCTTGCTGAGACTTGCGAGTAGGTTGAAGGAGTCTGCTTCTGCACCACATGGCACTTCAATGGCATGGGTGCGAACACATCCAGTATCCGTGTGAAAGACATCTGTATCGTGCGGCGAAGGAACGGAGACCTGTTTGCGTGCAGGAGGGACCACAATGCATGAGATCAGCATACCAACAACGACACCTGCAACGATCCACTGGATCTCAAACATTATACATTCTCCATTACTTTTTTGGTGACGGCAACGGCCGGCGATCCAAGATAGGCAAGAGCGATTGGAGTTGTGATCAGTCCCGTTCCCGGAAGGATCACTGCAAGAAACGTCAAGATCCGAGCTGCATTATCGTGTCCTGCCGACTTCAACACACGATATGTCACAAACACACTAAACGCCCACACCAGACCGAGAACGATAGCTGTCGCACCCGTGACTCCGGCGAAGATCGTTCCGAAGAAGGACGGCATCTGGAACGTTGGCGGAGTTCCAAACTTCACTGCCTGTCCGTCGGGAATTGCCACCGTCTTCTGAACTCCTGTGCCAGTGTCGGTGTAGGTCAACGTCAGCCGACGACCCGTCACAATATTCGCTGATGACTGCTTCTCTGCAATCTTCTGCTGCAGAAGTGCAGTCTCCAGCTGATTCTTCTGAAAGGCAATGCACTTCTGATCAGAGGCGGAGGCACACAGGGAGACGGCCTGCCGAGTAATATCCTCCTTATCCTTGTCCGTAAGGGTTTCCGTTGAGGTGGATCCCGACAGATCAATAGCAGGAACAAGGCTGTTGCTGGCCCTGGTGTCCAAATATCCACCCGATGCTTGCTTCTGCAGCGAGGCTGTGATGTTGGTCGCTGAGCTTTCGTCCCCCCACGTAGCCTGGTTGATCACAATCCCCATTGTTAGTTAGCAAACACAAAACTCGCAAGACCTGACGTGATGCGGAGGAAATTGACCGATTCTACATAGACACCCAGATTGTAGGTGTAGGCAAAGATCACGCTATCACCATTGGTGTTGACGACCACCGGGGTCACAAACGGATAGAGCGGGCTTCCATCGGGCTTCAGCTGTGCACACTGAGCCGCCGTGATGTAGACTGGGGCAGCCGTGTTGACCGTAGACGCCACTCCAGCGGCTGTCACCAGGGGCTGTTGCAGAGTGAGACGCAGGGTCACCTTGTTGAACATGCTGCCGTTGATGCCTCCACTCGGCTGATACAAGTCGTTGTTCAGGGCAAATGAATACATATACACTCCCGGAAGCTGAGGTGCGTTACCTGTGGTGTGCTTATACATCTGAATCAGCGAGAAGTAACTTGTGGGCTTCACTGAAAACCTCTCCTTGCCATCCAGCAGGAGCTGTCCCTGAGTGATCGGATCACGAGGATAGACCGACGTGATTTGCTGCTGACCGCTTGAATACAGGAACGTCTGTGTTGCCGTGGAGTTTGTGACAGTAGAAAACAGGTCATTTGCAGTCCCAGTCGTTGTGAACGGGGCCCGCAGGGGATTGTCCCAGTTCGTGTAGTTGTCCCAGTCATTTGAAAGGATCTTGTCAGACCGCTGGCAGGACCATACAATGCGAGTGACCAGGTTGAAGAAGGGAATGAGAATATCCGAGTTTCCGCCATACTGTCCAGGGTCCGAGGTATACTTCACGGTCTTCACCAGAAACGTCTGATCCGCACTGGCCAGCTGAGCCATTTCCATCTCGGTCAGGTAGATGAAGTTACCCTCTAGATAGGGATCCGGGAAGAAGTTGGTCAGAGCAGTGTTGGAAGGTGCTCCCGAGAGTGTCGGAGGAGAGAGGAACTGAGCGATGGCATTGTTAGGAGCCGTTTGTCCCACACCAACCGCTCCCGTGTTGGGCCGGATTCTCTGCCCATAGGTGGGTGACAGCGGGTTCACATCAATGACCGTATACAGCTGGTTGAGCGGGCGGTAGGTGACGTTGATGAAGACATCGGAGTTCTGCATGGAGACCAAGGGCAGAGCCAGACCCGGGTTCTCGCAGAACCAAAAGTGAAGGGGAATGATCAGCTGGCGAGAGCGGATTGACGGCTCCGGCACCAGAGTATTCGGAATGCCACCCGGCTGGTTCAGGGGGGTGACCGCGTGAGGATATTGTCCCATCCGATCGTAGGCGTTTGCAGGGTCCTTGATCTCAGGAACGTTGCCCACCATCTCATCCACCAACTTCCGCTTATTCGGATCGTGTGTCAGATACGAATACATCTTCAGCCACTCACCCGAAAGCCTCTGGAGAAGCTGTCCGTTCGCCGTGATTTCCACGTTGTCAATCAGATTGTAGCCAATATTGTCAATCCAGCGGAACTCGTAGCCAAGAGAGTTAGAACGGGGATCATATCCAGGTGGCGGGGACACACCCGCTCCCAGGTAGGAGAGCGGTGACCAGATATCCGGGAGAGTAAGCACCAAGTAGGTATCGTGCAGCATCTGTGCATAGCGGTCAATCCGACACGGAATCGTCCGTGTAGTCGTCTGTTCAAAGCCCAAGTTGGAGCTTGTGAAGGTCATTCGGATTGACTCCATAGCAAAGTTTGTGTGTCGGCGATAGACGGCTCGGAAGTGGGTCATGGACGGACTTCCATTGACAAGTTCGTTCTGAGCTCCGATTGCGACGAGTTGAAGCAACCCACCAGGCATATTGTGTTAGTAATGAGATTAGACTAAATAGGTCGTAGTCGCAGTGTTCCGAGGGACACAGCATGTTGATGTATAGGTTTTTCCGAGCGTAGCACCCCCTGATGTGTTGATGCCGACGCCCCCAACAAACCGATCGTACTGATCGGCCTCATTGGCAAGTACGCCAATGTACTGGGTGTTCGTCCTCTGCTTCAGGGGAGGAGGGGCCAGTCTCAGCGACTTTGCAATGATCTGGCGTTTCATCTGCGTCAGGTAATCTTGTGCGGAGTTGACTTGCATTTGTGGTTTACGGAGAGAAAAGACTAACAACACAATGCGATTTGTCCTCATTAGCACCCACGTTGATCAGACCACCGGATACTCCAAGGTTGTCTACAATCTTCTGAAGCAGGTGTCCAAGCTGGCTCCTGCTGTCAAGACCTACCACTTTGGATTTCAGCGTCATCCGTCTCGTGGAAATATCCGCAGTGTTCCGTCGGGTGTTATTGCCTACGATGCAGCGGCCAACGAGGATCCGAAGGAGGAGGGCTTTGGTTTCAACAAGATCCACGAGTATCTGGAGATGGTCAACCCAGATGTGGTCATGATCTACAACGACCCTCTGATCATTCACCGCTTCGTGGAGTCTATGAAGTATGACAAGGCGACGTCTCCGTATAAGCTGTGGGTCTATGTGGATCAGGTCTACGAGGGCATTGCCCCGGCTCTGGTGGAGACCATCCAGAAGAATGCGTCGCGTGTGTACTGCTTCACGAAGTATTGGTCCGATGTCTTCTCCACCTACGGTTCCTTCCCCGATATTCGCATCCTGGAGCACGCGGTGGATACGTCGCTCTTCACCAAGATGCCTGACACTCTCCGCAACAATATCCGGTCGTCCATGGGACTTCCCTCCAATGCCGTTCTGTTTGTGAATGCAAACCGCAACAGTCAGCGGAAGCGGTATGACCTGGCAGTCATGGGCTTTGTGGACCTCCTGCTGCGGGATCCGTCCAAGCCGTATTACTTCATGATTGTCACGGGTCTCAATGCACAGCAGGGTGCCTACTATGACATCAGCCGGATCTTTACGACGGAGCTCAAGCGTCGCGGTGCGGATCTGGAGGAGTTTGCTAAGCGTCTCATGCTGGTGGATACGTCGGCTAAGCCGGTTCCGGACACGGCAATCAATGAGATCTACAATGCTGCAGACATTGGTGTGAACACCTCGGATGGCGAGGGATTCGGGCTCTGTCAGATTGAGCATCTGTATACGGGTGCACCTCAGCTGGTGACGGACATTGGCACCTATCGCTCGTTCATGGATGAGACGGTGTGTGGATTTGTCAAGCCGGGCGATCGTGTGTATTTCTCGGGCACCATGCCGCTGGGTCTGTGGGCCCCGAGCTTCAGCTACACAGATCTTGCTGACCAGATGGAGGACATGATCAAGAACCTGCCCGCCATGAAGAAGGCGGCCGCTAAGTTTCCGTTCAAGACGTGGGATGATGTCTGTGCAGACTGGATTACCGATCTCAAAGGAGAAAGCGGATGGAAGTCGGCGACACCAAGGTCCCCAGTAGCAGCAATCGCTGATGGTCGTCCCATGCCGGACCATCAAACACTTCCTTGGAGTTAGGGTCAATCAGCAGTGCAATGCCCTTGATCAGCACCTTCTGCAGACGACGGTGCTTCTTTGACGTGTTGCGTAACACGGTCGCATCCAGGTCCTCGTTCTTGATGTTCGGCTTGAATGCCAAATCGTCTCCCCGAGTAGTGCTGTCAAATCTCATGCACGACACCTGCGGCTTCTCACGTGAGTGAAGCTTGCGATGGATTTCGCAGTCCACCGCAGACTCTTTCAGCAGCAGGGACATACGCTGACCAATCCGCTCCTTTTCAAAGGCCGTCTCATACAGATACTCGTCTGTGGACATGAACGTCTCCACCGGATCTCCTTCATACCGCTTCATGACCATGTCGTTACGACGGATCGCCACAATGTTCGGGTATTCGGCCGATTTCATCTGGGCCTCCGTAAACACAGAAATGTAAAAACTTACCTTCACAGTCCGCTGATCCATCGGCAGTGTAGCGTGAGAACAGATACGAATAGCACGACCAATGACCTGATCGTGACGAGCCGGAGTCCAGTGCGGCTCCATGATATGCACGTGACGCACATTGTTGAGCGTAATACCCTCTGCACCGGATGCCGAGGCCATGAGAATGTTCAGAATCTTCTTGCCACGCTTCTCCACACTCTCCTTCAGGGACGCTGGGAAGTTCTTGGAATACACACCATTGAAGATCTGACGCATCAGGTCACGCTCCTCCTCCTTTTCCTCGCCCGTGTAGAAGGTGTAGGCCGGCTTATCCGACATCTCTGGATCTTCCACCCACTGATTAGCCACGCGAGTCAGCTTATACACCTGCCATCCTGCAGCATCCAGCACAGCCGACAGAACACCAAGACCCTCCAGCGAACGATACTGTGAATAGACGAACTGGTTGCCCTCCGTCGCCTTGATGTTCTTCAGGATCCTCAGCATCTTGGGACTGAACGTCTCCAGGCCCTTTTCGGACAGATAGCGATCGGGTTCAGAGACCAGCTTCTTCAGGATTTCTTCACTTGACGCATCCGGCGGCTTTCCCTCGGAGATAGCCTCACCTAGTTCTGACTTCTTGAGGTCAGCCGGCAGAGCATAGTCGCAGACAAGACGAGTCGGAACACGGAACGTGCTCAGGTTCTCGTTCAGCTTGGAACGACCGCGACGAGAGTCAATCTTCATCTCAATCCAACGGACCTCCAAATAGCGAATGAACTGTCCATCGGACATCGGGACCTTCTCCAGCGTTGTCTCCAGGTCAATACGACGAGGCAACAGTCGCTCATCTGCACCCTTGAAATAGGAGACCAGTCCCTGGATACGCCTACGGAACAGCATGGGGTTCTTCACGTTGAGTCCATCAATGAACAGATTGCTGAACTCCTCGTAGTTCGTAGGCAAGCACTGAAACTCTTCTGTTGTCACCCGATCTGTGAACACCTCGCCACCTCCAACCTCCACCTCAATCTTAGTCCTCACCGACTCCACCCAATCTGCCGCCTGGGGGATGAAAGCCATATCCTTCATGTATTGCACTGCAATACGATCACCGTCTCCATTGTAGGTGGACCGGAACTGAGGAGGATTCCGAGTCACCAGCACTTGCTTCTTCAGAGTATTGAACTCAATGGTGTCCACGTCAGGGAGCTTACGGAAGGCCTTGGTGATCTTCTCTTCATCCCACGTTGGAATGGTCTTGAAGGGGATCGTGATACGCTCAATCGGACCCCGCAGAAGGTTCATCATATACGCAATCTCGTTGGGAGAGTTGATGATCGGAGTGCCAGACAGCAGCACGATCTTGCAGCGTTTGGCGTGATAGATTGCATCATAGAGTTTGGCTGTGATCTCTGACTCGTTGATCACGCGGGAGATCAAGTTGTGGGCCTCGTCAATGATTACCACGGAATCGTCATATTGGCCCTCTTTCGTGTACTCTGCGATGCTTGTGCGAGTCAGTCCGTTGTAGCGAACAAAGTTGAACCTCTGATCCAGCACATCCTTGATCTGCTCGCGAATAGCCGCCTTGTCCTGGGTAGACAAGCTGTCAAAGTTCGGGG